AAACAAACGAATTTTACAATTATTGATAACTCAATGATTAACGACAATTTGTCATGGGCTGCTAGAGGGCTTTTAACGTACCTTGTAAGCAAGCCTGAGGACTGGGAGGTATCAACGGCTAGTTTGGTTAATCAAACTAAGCTAACGGCTAAAAAAACGGGTCGTGATGGGGTTTATGTAATTATAAATGAGTTGATTGGTGCTGGTTATATGGTGCGAGGTGAGCAGGCAAGAGGTGATAACGGAAAGATGGGTTCTTATGAATATACTGTCTACGACTCACCGCAACCGGATTTGCCGGATACGGCTGCACCGGATACGGCTAATACGACACAAGTAAGTAATGAACTAAACAAAGAAATGAAAGTTAAACAAATAAGTAACTCTTGTTCAGCTTCGCCAAACGAGAAGAAATCTAAGTTTAAATTTAATGATGAGCAAATGAGTTTTGCAAAGCATATGCAAAATTGCTTGAAAGAATTAAACCCTAATCAAAAAGAACCAAACTTTGAAGCATGGGCAAATGACATCCGATTGTTAAACGAAGTTGATAACAGATCTGGCGAAGAAATAAATCGAATCTGGGCATGGGCCAATAACGATGATTTTTGGCGAAAAGTTATTCTTTCACCGTCAAAGCTCAGAAGTAAATTTGATGATCTTACGATACAAGCAAATGACGTTCCAAAGGTTAGTCGTGAAACAAATAGTACCGACTGGGTTTTGAAAGCGTTAAACAATGAAATTTAAGGGTGATTTATGAAAGATTTAATACTACCTGACAAAATATCTAACGAAATACGGCAGCGTGTCGCAGATGGAGAAATTGAAAGCATACAAATTTTATTGCTAAACGAAAATCAGCTAGATTTATTAAGCCGGATAGACGGCGTAGCCACTTCTGAGATGGTATCGGATGCTTTGGGTATTCGTATGAATGAGGCTAACAAGCGGCTGGAGAGATTGCGCAGAGGTGGTTATTTAATCCGTTCATGGGTTGCCAGCAAAAACCATGGTAAAAGCGTATATGAATACACAAAAATTATTTTTGAAACTAAAAAAACATTTGTACCTAAATGGTGATTTATGAAAAAAATTAAACAATTGATTCCATCACATCAAGTAGTTTCAGATTTATCTAAAAACCAAGTTGGTTTTCAAAATACGCCATCTGATAAGGAAATTGCAATAATTGGCGAAGAGATGAATCGATTGTTCAATCAGTTAAAAGCGATCCACACAAGTTGGCGCTGGACCTGGAATACACCGGAGGCAATAGAAAGTGCAAAAGGACTTTGGCTAAAGCAATTTATTAAACATGGTATTTTATCAAGAGAGCAGATTGATTTAGGATTAGACGTTGCTCTTAATAAAAACAAAAAGTATGTGCCGCATGTAAATGAGTTTATCGGGTGGTGTGTGGCCACTGGTGGGGATAATATACCTACCTTGGAACAATCATACCAAGAATGCTTAAGCGCAGCCCAGAACCCGCTAAAATACGATTTTAATCACAAAATATGCTACTGGTCAGGGTTTAAAATGTGGTTTCAACTGAAAACTACAGAAAGCAACAAGCCAAGCAGCGCATTTGAGGCTCAATACAACGAGACGGTAGAGAGATTTAAGCGTGGAGAATTGCCGCCAGTACCGGAGAAGAAATTAGCCGGGCAGATTGAGAACAAAAAAGGAATGGCGGTAACCAGGGAAGAAAAAGCGGAGTTGAAAGATTTAGGCAAAAGCAAAATGGCTGAAATTATGGCAAATATAAAGGTGTAAAAGATTATGAGTAATTTAAAATTTAGGTGATTATTGAAAAAATTCATTGAACTATTAAGAAGAATAAGGAAAAAGAAAAAGAAAACAGCTTTTGTATTTCATGATACAAAATGTAAAGGGATTATTATTATAAATCAAACTAAAAGAAGGTGATGATATGTCGTTTGTTATTGTAATTATGGTAGCTATTACTGTTATCCTTATACGATTATTGTATAGAAAAAAGTAGTATTTTATGAATATTTTACTGTAACGTGTTATAATAAATGAGCGGATAGTTCTGGGATAGCTTCTTGGATCGAATCGGAATTTCTACGCCTTTCCGCTTTCAACTACAAGTAGATTACAATTTAAAAAGGTAGAGTCAAAATGAAAACTCAACAAGTAACTATAAACACATTTCCAGAACCTATTCGCGAGCCTCTAAAAGTGGGCGATGTCTATTTTATAATGTCAATTATGACCGATTATATTTTAGAGCATACTTGGCTGGATACTGATTCGGATTTTGAATGGCTTGATTTAGGGTTGATTCAAAAAACATATGACGGCGCTGAACAGCACAGGCAAGCAGTGTTATCGATTACTGCAGTAAATCATGTTAATGAAATTATTGAAGACGAATACAGGGGGGGGTGATTCCCATTTGCAAATAAATATAAAGATGATGAAGCAGAATTAAAACACGCCGTGATGCTTGAATTTTAAGGGCTTAATAATTATGTTCAAATTTAGCAGAAACAGTTTAAAAAATATGGATGGTGTTCATCCTGATATCAAGATGACATTTGTTGAAGCACTTAAAGTTTCACCAATAGATTTTGGTATACCAAGCGATGGCGGCGTTAGAACTGCGTACCGACAACATGAAATGTTTATTGACCCTAGAATAGAAACAAAGTGTGATGGCTATAAAAATATCAGTAATCATCAAATCCGTACCGGAGATTATTACGGTAACGCTTTGGATTTATACGCATATGTAAACAGCAAGGCTAGCTGGGATAAATCACAATTGGCCCTCATTGCCGGGGTTATACTATCGACTAACAAACGACTGTTAGAAGAAGGTATTATATCCATAGAATTACGTTGGGGCGGTGAGTTTGGCAGCAATACTTTTAATGGTTGGGATAAACCACATTATGAAGGTAAAAACTAATTAATAATGGGAGGTGATCCGGCAATGGGTCAGTACTAGGCTCGTCGCAGCTCAGTAGCGTAACTGATGCAAGCTCAAACTCTCTGTAACAGGGTTTGAGCATTTTAAATTAACAACAAATCAATGTGGTGTAAAAAAATGAAAAAGAAAATGAAAAAGAAAATCATTTACAGCTACTTAAGCGGAATTGGTAAATATCGACTCTTTGGCAGTTACATAAAAGGCTCATCTGGCCGTAAAGTTACTGTTGCTTACATTGAATGTCAAACCAATATAAAACCAAATAAAATAATAAAATTTGGTAAAATTATTTTAAATAAAGATGGTGTTTTAAGAATTGAATGTAAATTTTTATGGGATGGCCCGAGTGGACCCACATTTGATACTGAGTCTTTTATGCGTGGTTCGTGCTTCCATGATGCGCTTTACAAGTTAATGGAAAAAGGTTTATTAGATAGTAAATACAGAAAGAAAGCAGATAAGCTTTTAAGAAAACATTGTAGAGAGGATGGTATGGGTAGATTTAGAGCCTGGTACGTTTACAGGGCTGTTAGAATGTTTGGTGGTAGTCATGCAAAATAATACTATTTACCCGGTAGAATGGGCAAAGAAGCATTAAGGAAATGCGAACAATCCGAAAAGTCTAATTATTTGAAAATATTAGAAGTATGGGAATCTAGGATAAAAAAACAATGCTGCAGTGGTGTTCCATGCGGTAAAAAGTGCCCAAGATATGGTTTGTAAAAGGTAATACTTATGAGTTTTGATAATATAACGCTTATGCAAGGCGATTGCCTTGAGCGAATGAAAGAAATTGATAGTGGTTCAGTTGATATGATTTTAGCGGACCCACCATATGGTACAACAGCGTGTAAATGGGATTCAATCATTGATTTAAACTTGATGTGGAAACAGTTGAATCGAATTATTAAACCGAATGGCGCTATTGTTATGACAGCAAGCCAGCCATTTACTAGTAAGCTTATAAGCTCTAATTATAAAATGTTTAAGTATTGTTGGGTTTGGGAAAAGAGTCGATTTACTGGATTTTTGCAAGCTAAATATATGCCCATGAAAGCCCATGAGGATATTTGTGTTTTTGTACAAAAAAGTAAGCCAACATACAACCCACAAAAGACCACAGGCCACACCCCAACAAACAGCGCTAAAGGTGAGGGGCACTCTCCCACGTTTGGAGCTAGCAAAGAAAGAGACTACAAGGGTGGAGATACAACGCGATATCCTAAGACAGTACAGAATTTCAAGAGTGAACGAGGTAACCACCCAACACAAAAGCCAGTAGCACTAATGGAGTATCTAATAAAGACTTACACCAATGAAGGCGAAAAGGTTTTAGATTTTTGTATGGGATCAGGAACAACAGGCGTAGCAGCTAAAAACCTTAATCGTAAATTTATCGGAATTGAATTAGATGAAGAGTATTTTGAAATAGCTAAAAGTAGAATCAAATTAAACTAGCAACCAGAGCTAACGATCGATTGGGCAACTATTATGAGTTTTGATCTTGATAATATAACATGTGAAACAGAAGGCCATACACTTAGTATATTTGGTCAGTGCCTGGTTTGCGGTTTTATTGATAATGATGATTCTATGTTTGAAAGCACAAAAGACTTGCTTGATGGCATTGATGATTCTGAAGAATAACTAAACTAATCATAAAGAAGGTGATTAAAATGGATAAAGATAAAGACAGTAAAACAAATAAACACAGCAAGAAAGTAGTAGATAATATAATTGCTTTAAATACTGAACTTCAAGTAAAGTTGAATTTGAGCTCAGATCTTTATGAAGATATTTTTAAATTGATTGAAGGCGGTAAGTACGTTGAAAGAATCAGTGTGGTTGAGGCTATCGGAGTGCTAGAGCTTATTAAAATTGATTTAGCTGCTACAACAACAGATAATTTTCAAGGCTAATTAAACCTAAAGAGGGCTAAAGAATGTCTGACATAGATAAAAAAGAAATAGACGGACCAAATAACCATGGCGATATTAAAGGAATCACAATCCAAGAGGTTGGTGCCAGTGTTTCTAAAAATAGTATTGGTTTAGAAGCAATGATTAGAAAATACTCTCTTGAAAACAACGAGTCAGCATTAAGCTACGACTTGTTAAAAAAGATAACTTACGATTATCTTAATAAAGTTATCAGAGGCAACAACTTGCCACGCTGGGATAAAGGCGTTAAAGAAGAACTAAACGAATTAGGCTACATGCAAAACCGAGAAACCGGACAGCCTCAACGTGATGGTGACATACTAAAAGCATGGGAACCGTCAATGGCACATACAAGACTCGAATTAGAAGATACAAGGAAAGAGTTGAGTGATGCTTATGATTTAATTGAAGCGCTTAGAATAGATTTAAAATATCCAAATTCAAATACATATGATGGCAAAGATTTATTTAATGGTGACATTGAAAAAAATATTGATGTGATTTTGCCAGTTGAGAATTTAAATATTCGTGCATTAGAAAATGAAATTAAAAAAGTAAACTATTATGTTGACTCTAAAATTGATGGCAACGATTTATTTAATGGTGACATTGAAATAAATATTGATGTGATTTGTGAAGTTGAGAAAAAATGTGTTGAGTCATTAGAAAGAATGGGAATTAATATCGATGATGAGGGGATGGGCCTATCACTAAAATTTATAAAAACAAAGTTTGTAAGATAAAAGATTTAATTCCATACATAAACAACTCAAGAACTCACGATGATAAACAGATCAATCAAGTGGCAAGTTCAATCAAAGAGTTCGGCTTTACTAATCCAGTTTTAATAGACGAGCAGGGCGGTATCATTGCCGGGCATGGAAGAATACTGGCAGCTAAAAAATTGGGCCTGGAAGAAGTGCCGTGTATCGTTCTGGATGGATTAACCGAATCACAGAAAAAAGCTTATGTAATAGCTGATAATCAACTGGCGTTAAATTCAGGTTGGGACTTAGACAAGCTAAAACTTGAAATTGATACCCTTGGGGAGTTAGATTTTGATATTGACTTGCTTGGATTTGATTCTGATTTTTTAGACGAATTACTAGGCGTTGAAGACGTTGAAGGATTGACCGACGAGGACGCAGTACCAGAACCACCAGAAACACCTGTTAGCGTATTAGGTGATATTTGGCAACTAGGTAATCACCGATTGATGTGTGGGGATAGTACAAGTATTGATGCCGTTGAGAAGCTAATGGATGGCCACAAGGCTGATATGGTGTTTACTGATCCGCCTTATAACGTAGCGGTCAAAGGTAAATTCACAGGCGCTATTAAAAACGATGATTTAAGTGACTCAGACTTTCAAGACTTACTTGATGGTGTGGCATCTATAATCTACCAATTCAACAAGGGTAGTTCATATATTGCATACGAGATAAAAAACCATACTCAATTTGAGGTGGCGTTTTCTGTTGTTGGAGAGGTTGAAGAAATAATAGTATGGAACAAAGACTCGGCAAGCTTTTACAGTGACGATAAATACAACCGTAAGTTTGAGGCTATATTATTCATTAAAGGCGAGGGGATGCTTAACTGTAAAGCTGAAACTAATGTATGGGATTACGCAAAAAGCAGTTCTTTTAATAGTAGAGATGAAAACGGTAAGAGATTCAATGAGAAGGGTAATTACCTTGTTGCTCATCCAACAACAAAGCCCGTGGGATTAGTTGAAAGAGCATTGACAAACTCAAGTAGAAAGCAAGACGTTATATTTGATACGTTTGGTGGTAGTGGTACAACATTAATAGCTAGTGAAAAACTAGAAAGACATTCTAGATTGATGGAGTTAGACGAAAAATATGTCGATGTAATCATTAACCGCTGGCAAGACTTTACAGGTAAGAAAGCAATGCATATTGAAAGTGGCAAAACATACGCTGAACTTAGTGTATCTAAAAATATCGATATAGATTAGGGTTTGTGATGGCTAAAAAAACAGGAAGACCTGCGTTTGTTGTTGATGAGACTATGATTAAAAAGGTTGAATCACTTGCTGCTAACGGATTGACTATGGAGCAGATAGCTCAATCACTTGGTATACACTATGCAACATTGAATAAAAAACAGAATCAATATAAAGAGTTAGACGAGGCTATAAAAAGAGGAAAGGCAAAGGGGATTGCCACTGTTACTAATGCTTTATTTAAAAAAGCTACTAGCGGTGATAATGTTTCAATGATTTTTTACCTCAAGAATAGAGACCCTAATAATTGGCGAGATAAGCAAGAGATTGAACACAGCGGCGGCATCGGATTTGCAGAGCGCCTAACCAGAGCTAGAAAAAATGCACAGTCGAGTAGTTCAGATGTCTAAATTATCTGATGACGAGCTTCTAGCTGATGAGATAGGTAAATTTTATGATGATCCTCTGGGATTCGTCATGTTTGCATATGATTGGGGTGTTGGTGAGTTAGAAGGGTTCGACGGGCCCGATGAGTGGCAAAGAGACTTTCTAAATGATTTGGGCGTTGCAATTAAAAAGAACAAGTTTGACGGTGTTAAGCCTGTTGACCCGTATCAAGATGCTACAAGCTCAGGTCACGGCATCGGCAAAGCCCAACCATATTCGCTTAAGATAGATACACCCAATGGTGTTTTAAAGTGGTGTGATATTCACATAGGAGATTCATTATTTGGTAGAGATGGAAAGCCTACCAAAGTTATTGCCAGGCATGAGCAGGGCGAAAGAGATATTTACCGTGTTTCGTTTAACGATGGCAGTAGCACCCTTGTAGATATAGAGCATGTTTGGTCCGTTAAAGGTAGGCAGCAAAGAAGAACAAACAAAGACTTTATAACCCTGACTACAAAAGAGTTATTAATAAAAGGTGTTAAGCGTAAGAATGGGGAATCAATGGCTAGGCAATGGGAGATACCATCATCTGACCCGGTTGAATATAAAGTTCAGGACTTGCCAATTGATCCTTATATACTTGGTTCTTGGCTAGCTGATGGCACAAAAGCATGTGGAGCTATCACGAATGGAGATTATTTTGTTTTTGATTATGCTGAGTCGTTAGGTTATGAGCTTGGTACTGATAGGTGTAGTAGCGAAAACGCTAGAACTCACACCTTGAAGGGTTTAAAGGTTCAGTTAAGGGATGCTGGTATTCTAGGGTGTACTTCTGATAATTGTAGTGTTCCAACCTTGTACAAACAAAGCTCAATTAGACAAAGAACTTCATTGCTTCAAGGTTTGCTTGATGGTGATGGATGGGTTGAAAAGTCTGGCACAGTTGGTTATGGCTCTATTAGTGAGAATCTTGCCATTGATGTATTGTGGCTATCAAGGTCATTAGGATTGGTTGCAAGATTAAATAAAGTAAAAGATAAATGGTATCCAAACAATTATGGCGAGAGAGTTTACTGCAAACCATTTTATACTGTAAGCATAACGTATGATGGTGATACAAAATTGTTTATGTTAGATAGAAAACAATCTCTTCTGCATAACCCACAAGATAGATACAAAAAAAGATGGATTGACTCTATTGAATTCAGTCATAAAGAAAAATCTATGTGTGTCACTGTTGATGCAGATGATTCATTATATTTAACTAATGACTTTATTGTAACTCATAATAGCGCCCTGACTGCATGGCTAACTAATTTCATAATGTCAACGCGCCCATTCTGCAAAGGTGTAGTCACAGCCAATACAGCCTCACAATTACAGACTAAAACATGGGCAGAGGTTGCCAAGTGGACCAAGCGCTCAATCAATGGCCATTGGTTTGATATAACGACTGGCATGGGGTCTATGCATATGACCCACAAAGAACACCCATCAACATGGAGAGTCGACGCTTTAACTTGTACAAAAGAAAACACAGATTCATTTGCTGGACTTCATGCAGTTAATTCAACCCCGTTTTATATATTTGATGAAGCCAGTTCTGTTCCTGATGGAATTTGGGACGTTGCAGAGGGCGGCCAAACAGATGGGGAGCCAATGTGGTTCGTGTTCGGTAACCCTACTAAATCAAGCGGCCGTTTTCATTCATGCTTTAACCGACAGAAACACAGATGGAATACCAGGCAGATTGATAGCCGAACAGTAAAACTTACCAACAAGAAGAAAATACAAGAGTGGGTAGATGATTACGGTGAGGATTCAGATTTTGTTCGTGTTCGTGTTAGGGGCCAATTCCCTAAACAGGGCTCATTACAATTCATTCCATCCAATTATGTACAATACTGCAAAGATTATGAGTTTGAAGTGTACAAGGGCGCTATAAGATCAATTGGTGTTGATGTTGCGCGGTTTGGTGATGATCAGACGGTTATAAGTTATAAGTCAGGCCGTAAAATTTACCCTATGCATAAATACCGTGAGCTCGACACAATGCAAACAGCAGCGTTAGTTGTCGAGGGTATCGAATCATTCAAGCCTCATGCCGTGTTTATTGATGGCGGCGGTGTAGGCGGCGGTGTTGTCGATAGATTAACGCAAATGGGATACCACGTATTTGATGTAAATTTTGGCAGTGGTGCCAATGATGATAGAAAGTATTCAAACAAACGTTGTGAGATGTACGGATTACTTAAAGACGCAATGAAAGCTGGGCTAGACTTCCCTGATGATATAGAGCTTGAATATGAGCTCCAAGCTATTGAATATGATTACAATGACAAACAGCAAGTAAGATTAGAAAGCAAGAAGGCCATGAAGAAACGCGGGTTGGCGTCTCCGGATTGTGCTGATTCTGTAGCTCTACATTTTGCCGAGCCTATTAACATGACTGAAGTTGATGAAGACGAGGGTATGAATTATAATCATAGGCAAGATGGCAGAAATCAAACAACGGGGTACTAGTCAATGATTGAATTAGAAATGGCCAAGATATTAGAAACTGATAACGTGGCTAGTTTACTTGATGAAGGTGATAAATCTAAAATATCATCAGATTTATCTAGCTCTATCACGTCAGATATTGAATCAATGTCAGATTGGAAGAGAAAATATGATAAAGCTTTAAAGCTTGCACGAATGAAAGATGATGGCGGTGATAAGACTTTCCCTTTTGTTGGTGCCAGTCGTGTGATGATGCCTTATGTTATGGAAGCGGCATTAGATTTTAATGCCCGGGTAAGTCCTGATATTTTAGGTCGTAAGAATATTTGTCAGATTAGCGAAGTAGGGAAGACAGATGATGAAACTGGCGACCGTGCAGACAGAGTATCAACGTACATTAACTGGGAGTTAACACAAGGGATTGTTGGTTGGCAAGATGCGCAAGACAAAGCGTTTATACTGCTCCCAATAGTCGGCACCTACTTTAAAAAGAATTGGTATTGCCCAATAGAAGAAAAACAAAAATGCTCTTTAGTGTTTCCTGACAAGTTAATCCTTGATCATAATTCCAATACTTTTGAATCTGTCCAGCGCAAAACATTTGAGTTTAAATTAACTAGGAATGAAGTGGTTGGCAAAATAAACAATGAAAGCTACGATGAAATTGATTTAGATGCTGTTGAATACGGTCAATTGATAGATTTTAAAGAATGCCATTGCTCATTGGATTTAGACGGTGACGGTTACGAAGAACCTTATATTGTAACGATTCATGAGGGCACAAGTGATATTGTTTCTATTGTAAAACGTTTTGATGATATGGATATAAAAAGATCAGAAGATGATAAAGATATAACGCATATCGATGAAGAAGAATTTTTCACATGCACAATATTTTTGCCGGACCCTAACGCCACGTTTATGGGTATGGGTTGGGGCATTGTATTAAGTGATCTATATGACACTATCAACACTGGCATTAGACAGCTTCTTGATGCCGGAACCCTGCAAAATACCGGTTCAAACTCTGGTTTTATAAATGGTTCATTAATCGGCGGTAGAACTGTCAACCGACAGCAAAAAGGAAAGATAGAGATGATAATGGGGCAATATACACAGCTCCAAGGCGAAGGCAATATTCGAGATAATATTATGAACTTCCCATTCGCTGGTCCTTCTCCAGTTATGTTTCAATTAATCGAATACTTAACAACAAAAACCAAAGAACTGACAATGAAAACCAACATTCAAGCGCAGCCCAATGAAGCTGCAGAGATGTATTTAGCCAGGTTGTCAGAGGCAAGCAAATCGCCAACATCAATAAAGAATAGAGTTTATCGTGGTTTAACTGGTGAATTAAAACGAATCTATGGTATTGCTGAGCGTTATCTAACAGACGAAAAATATAAAGAAATATTGAACTATGACGAAGGTAATGTAAAATCAGACTTTGAAAAAGTTAGTTATGATATTTATCCAACAGCAAATCCTGCATTAGGTAGTGAGCAAGAGCAAATACAAAAAGCCACTCTAGTTAAAAATGATGCAATGGCATACCCTGTACCTGGTGTCTATAATGTAAGGACTGCTTTAAAAGATTATTATAAAGCTTTAGGTTTAAGTGATGATCAGGTATCCGGTGTATTGCCAGAGCCAGAGCCTAATCAGCCTGACCCAATACTAATGGCACAAGTTCAAGCGCAGCAACAATTAGCGCAAGCTGAGACGCTTAAAGGCCAAGCTGATATGATGAACGCTGAAGCTAAGATGCTTCAAGCTCATATTGATATGGCTAAAATGGCGGCAGAGATAGAAGAAATAGAATCTAAGACGATTAAAAATCTATCATCTGTTGAAAAAGATCAACAAGACTCAATGATTAATACCAGCAGAAGCATGTTAGAAACCATGCAGAAAAATTTCGATATGACAAGAGGCGCATTCGATGAGCTCAACAGGATCAACCAACCACAATATCAGCAAGCAGCAATTGAAACAGTGGCTACTCAACCCGGTAACGATAGCGTTTAGGAATTCGCTAATTGATGAACGTGACCATATAAATATGATTGGAATAACAAGATTAAGTAATTTAATCGATGCAGATATGCCGTCTGTTATCAACAGGAACTTAGGTTTTATGAAAGCACTTAAAACACTTTCAGATGATATGTCATCAAGCCTATATGAATTCAACTACATCGAAGATGATGAGGAAGCAGAAGATGGAAATACTTAGTTATAAGGTTTTTATTAAAGATGAAACTGTTGAAACTAAAACAGCAGGTGGAATAATTTTACCTGGTGATATTACAGATGGAGCTCAAGCAGGTGCCGTTTTTGGTAAAGTTATAGCAATGGGTCCAAGAGCATTTAAACCAACCAAGGTTGATTATTTCGAGGGTAAACAATTACCTATCGTTGATGATTTTTGTGGATTAGGCGCTGGTATTGGTGACCGTGTTTTATTCGTCAGAAACGCAGGCGCTAGATTTGTAAAAGAAGGCGAGGAATACAAACCAATCGATAGAGATTACTACAAAGATGGTGATAAATACTATCGAATATTAAATGATATTGATGTGATGGCAATCGTGGAGAAGGCGAATGGATGATCTATTAAAAAAACCAGCAGAAGAAGAATTAGAAAATTTGCTACCAGAAGAAGGTGCTGGTGATGATGAATTAGGCAAACTTAAGGAAGACGATGACCATGGGTGGAAAGATTTAGAAGCTTATGTAGAAGATGGCGGCGATGCCGAAATGTTCAGAGGCAAAAAAGCTTTTAATCAGTATCGTGAAATGAAGTTAAAAGAAAGAAGCAAAACAGATGATGCCAACGAGCATTTAGGACGTCTTGTAGAGCAGCAACAAGAATTAATTGATAAAGCCACGGCAAAAGCACGAACTGAAGAGCGCGCCAAAATTGAAAGCGAAATGGCACAAGCCGAAACAGATCTTGATTTTGGTAAATACAAAGAAGCACAAGAAAAATTAAACACACATAAACAGCAGCAAGCACCAAAAGAAGACGCCCCGCATCCTGAGTGGGTTAGCACATTAAAAGATTTGCCTATGCTGGATCAATCCGGAGAAAACTATAATCAAGCTTTCTTTAATGTGTTTCAGGGTAACCTTAATAATGAGCTTATTAAGATTGGTAAGCCACCGGAACAACTATCTAATACAGAAGTTCGTTATGCCATGGGTTTAGCTAGTGATAAATCAAAAACCGATATGCCGCACTTATTCCGTGAGCAGCGCAAAGCCCCATCTAGTGCATCACCAAACTCTAAAAATACACCTAAAGGAGATCTAAGAAATAGATTAGATGAAGGTTCAAAGGGTACATATGATTACTTGCTCAAAAATCACGGTAAAGATTCTGCAAAACAATACGCTAAAAACCAACTAGGGGAATAACCATGGCTGAAGACAAACGCGAACAAGCAGATACACCTTCTAATTTAGATGATAGATATGATTTCTCTCCTAGACTGGTAACAGATTTCAGTCATTTAAAAAATGACAATCCTGGTAAAAGTTATAGATTAGTAAATGATGAGGGCGGTAATGTGGAACATCGCCTTAGACAAGGCTGGGTGCTTGTAGAAGGAAAGGGGACTGAGGGTAGCTACTTGGATCGACAGAAAGCGTCTGACCCTAGCAAAAACGCTAAAAATAGTATAGACTATGTACAGATACAGGTAGGACAGACTAAAACAAGATCAGACTGTACTGCCGTTTTAATGAGTATTGATGCAGAAGTCGTCAATAAAATACGCGAGAGAAAAAGATATCTCGTTGAACAAAGTGAAAAGGCTTTACAGCCATCAAGCATAAGCGAAAAAGAAAGTAGCTCTAGTGCGTTTAGTGTACCCTTACAGGGTGCCGGACTAACAAGAACAAACTAATTTTGAGGAAAATCGAATGGCTAATACTATAGCTCCATCCGGTTTCCGCGCTGTGCAAGATCGTACTGGTGGCGCGTTTACTGGAAAAACCCGAGGTGTAATAATCTTGGGTACTGATGCCAATGTAATAGGTATCGGTGACTTTGTTAAATTCACAGGAACCTCCGCTGAAGGGCGTGACGGTACACAATATTCAGTTATTACAAAAGCTGTTGCTGCTGATACTCGACTAGCAGGCGGCATTGTATCGCTAGATTATGATCCAACTGGATACAAGATTCATAACCCGGCAACGTCTGGCGTTGATCGTATCGCCTATATCCCCCAAGACCCAAATACTTTGTATGTGGCTCAAGAAGATGGAAACATGGGTGTTGTGGCCACAGAATCTAATGTAGATTTTTTGGTTGGCGCTGTCGATGTATTCACTGGCAGTTCAACATCATCAATTGATTCTTCAACATCAAATACAACCTCAACTCTGCCTCTTCGTGTGGTGGGTATGGAAAAATCTATTGGTAACGAAGTGGGCGCAAATGCCACTTGGTATGTGACTATCAATCAAGATGCTTACACTGATAAAGCGGGGCTTTAAATTATGACTAGTATAACGGGGACAGTGACCGGACAAGGTCAGATAGCGCGCCAACTCCAAGACGGCATTAATGCTTTAATCAACACAAATTACAGCCAACGAAATAAAGAGTATGAAGCAATTTTGAGAGTGGTTAACTCAGACAAAGCTTATGAAGAAGATGTACCATTTGCTGGTTTGGGTATGGCCAAAGTCAAGCCACAAGGACAGGGAATTGAATTTGATGGCTTCCAAGAAGGCGCCTTAAAACGCTATGATAATATCACTTATGCCTTAGGTGCGATTATCACAGAAGAAGCTATTGAAGATAATCGTTACTTGGATTTGATGGACCATTGCGCAAGCTCTTTAAGTAATTCCCTGCATCAAACTAAAGAAACGGTTTCAGCTAATGTGTTTAACAACGGTTACACAACAACCAAAACTTGGGACGGTGAAAACCTATTCTCAACTACACACAAGCTGATCAAAGGTGGTTCAACGTTTAGCAACATGTTGCCAACTCCTGCCGATCTTTCAGAAGCAGCCCTAGAAGATGCTTTGATTTCAGTTAGTCAATATACGGATGATGCTGGCTTATTGATTAAAGTAATCGTTGAAAGCCTACATATTCCGCCACAACTTGAATATATTGCAGAACGCATTTTACGCTCATCATTGCAAAATGATACGGCCAACAATGCTAATAATGCGATGCGTTCAATGGGCCGAATTCCTAAAGGCGCGTTTGTTAATCATTACTTTACTGATACTGAAAACTGGTTTTTGCAAACCGATGTTAGACAAGGTGGTAAGTTCTTTAATCGTAAAGACGATACTTATCAGCAAGATAACGACTTTGGCACCTCAAACTATATGCACAAAGGTACGACCCGATTTAGTGTCGGTGTATCTGATTTCCGTGCTTACTTTGGTTCTGGCGATATTGCCGCTTAGTTTTAGATGTAATAAAAAGGCTGCTTATTGCGGCCTTTTTTGTGTGAGGTTATTATGAACGAAGAACAGAGAAAAAACGCAGTAGAGCAATTGAATAGGCAACTTAAAAATAACCCAAATGACAAAGCTGTATTATCTGCTTTGGCAAAGTTAGATGTAGCTTTAGTTGAAAAAGTTAAATCAGCAAAAAACAAAAATGCTTTGCAGAATTTAACCAGCATTGATTTAGATTTGCGTAAAACCTTAAAAGACTTAAAGGTGATAGTTTTAGAAAGTCTTTAATATATGTTATACTTAAACGGATAAACCAATTATCACCCTAAGACGGGCGTATTGGCACTGATTTGTAGCAGTGCCGAAACGCCCTTTTTTTATGCTCGCTCTAAACTGAGCGGTATTTTTATAATATCGAGGATAAAAAATCATGCCAATTAGACGTAAAACAATGAACCCTCCACGGTTTAATAAAATAAGCACTGCTGGTCAAGTCAAAGTTGATGAAAACCGTGGTGATTACTTCACTCAAACAATTACATTTCCTATTACAGTTGTGGCTTCTTCAGCAGAACAAGACACAGGCATTTTATTGCCGCCTAACTGCCAGGTTATAAGAGCAACAATTAACGTGTTTACTGCAGAGGCAACAGGTGCAACTAAGCTAGTTGATTTGGGTGTTGTTGGTACACCTACCGCAATTATAACCAATGGCAATGTGGCAGGCACTGGCTTTGTTGGTGTTGGAACCGTTGTTAATACTGGTGCTGTTAATCTGTCTTATACGCTTGGTTCAGCTGATTATGTTGAACTAGATGCCGAGGCGGTGGTAGTCATTATGGGTACAGAGGGGTAATTCATGAGCGCTCCAATTAATAGAAAGCAGGCAAATACTACAGGAACTGGCTTAAAACCTTTTGTGCCGTTAAATAGATGGGGGTTTGGTGCTGACATATCGATTAACATAGTTTTTAGTGGTGCAGCAACAGTAACCCTAGAGGGAACCTTAGATCACGTTAACCGTGAAGGTGTTACCGATGTGTTTGATATTGTTAACGGCGTTGGAATTACGGTTGATACAGCGCTAAACATAACAGATACACCACTGGAAGCAATACGAATTAATCAAACAGCTGGCACAGGGTCAGTAACAATGCATGTAATGCAGGGAGGCGCGTGTGGCTAGAATTATAACGGCACGATTAGTGCAAATTAGAAATATATTATTAGGCACCATTCAAGCTAGACCCTTATCCCCACCTGTAGTGTCAGGTGGGGAATTTACAAGCGAATTTACAAGCGAATTTACTTAATTAATAGGGTGGTTTATTATGCCAGCAAATAAAAAAGACGGTCAAGATGCGGTTGATGATCTAGCCGCAAAGTCAGGTATGACTGACAGTATTACCCCAACATTTTTAGCTACTGATACAATTCAAAGAGTATTCGACGCTTCAAATGTTACTAATTGGTCAAGGGTTACAGGTAATTACACGGTTACAGAAACTAATGATATGGTTGTTTCAATACCTGTATCTGATAATACTGTAATAAGCTTACCTGACCCAGCTGTAGTAGGTAATGAAATTAGGGTTGATGTCTACAATCAAACAACATCAGGATTTACGGTAAAGGTAAATGATGAAGTTGCTGCTTTATTAATCGATATATTGCCAGATAAAGCTTATTCATTCTTTTTCAAATCTGCAACGATGGATTGGGAAATAGTGCAGCTAGCAGGTAAAGTTGTCCCTGGGGATTTAATCGATCAAGGTTTTGTTATGGGCGGAGCTTCCGTTTCTGCCAGTCAAGAGCCATCTGGTACAGATGCACCTATGCAGATTGAATACGGACCAGCTGTTAACGGCCCTACTGATCCTGTTGAAATGGACGCCAACGGGACGATAACATTTAATGAGGTTGGAAGCTATGGGGTAGCATTATATTACCAATTTGGTAGAAGCGGAGCATCAGGCACGTCTGAAATAGTATTTCGTTCAATGATTGATATAGGTGGTGTTGGATCATATGTTCAAGCTGGTGATAGTGTAGCTACTTTTATTGCCAACTCGAATAGCCTGCAAGTAATACAGCTATTCATACCTTTTGCTGTAAGCGTTGCTAATACTAAGCTAAGACAAGAAATCATTAGAGATAGCAACGGCAACGACTCAGGCGGTATTTTTCAATACAACCCTACTTTGGCAGGCGTTGGGGATGCACCTAGCGCAAGTATATTTATTTTCAGAGACACAGTGGAATAGGTGATTTATGGGCTTTAAAGTTCCTCAGTTTGCGCATTTTGAATTTGGTACATGCAACACTATTGATGATGAGTCTGGATTTAAAGTTAAATTATCTGCCACCATGCTCAGATGGGAAGGTTACATTGTAACCGAGGAATTTTGGGAGCCTAGACAGCCTCAAGATTTCCCAGTAACACCGAGACCACCCAAATCTTATAACAATGCCCGGCAAGAACAATTACCAGTTTTTGTTTCTGGTGATGAGGATATAGCATGAGCTTAGGCGTAACAGATGACGATCCGTTTGGCGATCAGACCAGCGGAGAAACAAGTTTTAGATTGCTGGCTATTGACTTGCTCGAAGAAGCTTATTCTATCCTTCAAATGGGAACAGAGGGCGAAGATTTAACGCCTGAAATGTTCGAACAAGGATTTAGATCAATGAATATGATGGTGGCAACGTGGCAGGCGCAAGGCATCCACTTGTGGAGCTATGACGATGCTACTTTATTCTTAGAAGCTGGAAAAGAATCCTATGTGCTTGAAAATTCAAATTGTACAAACA